TTTGTAGACCGTTTTCCTGTGAAAGAAGTTGAGCAAGAAAATGGATTTTACAATTGGATGTTGCAAGGGCAACAAGACAAAAACCTTCCTTTAGTTGATGCAGAGACTATTGATGGTAGAACTATATCTAGAGCTACTTTCCCTTCATTGGTTGGTGCAAACGGACAACGTTTTTACTTAATCTTTGATGAGCCTTTGTTTGAAGAAACAAACGTTCTTCGTGGAGAGTCTGATGCTTACCACTACTTAGTGAAAAAAGTAATGGATGCAGGTTCTCGTTATAAAGTAGAAGTAGAGTTGGTAACTGATAATACAGATGCAGTAGTGCCTGCAGAAGAATTAGCAATCGGAACTCGTTTCTCTAAATTCTACTCTTTAACTCCTTCTACACTTTCTTATCAAGGTGCAGAGCCTTACTTCACTTCTCCTTGGAGAATGGAAAACCGTCCTTCTACACTTCGTATGGAGTACAAAGTAGCAGGTAACACTATTAACAAAGGTAAGAATGAGCCTTTGGAGTTCGGATTTAATTACAAAGGTCGTACTGAAAAAGTATGGATTAACTACCAAGATATGGTAGCTCATCACCAATGTGAAGAAATGTTCGCTCGTATGTGCATGTACGGTAAGAAAAACTGGACAGCTGACCACAAGTACTTAAATAAAGATGATAACACTAAATACGCTATCGAATCAGGTGCAGGTTTCTTCGAGCAAATTGCTCCTTCAAACGTTCACTACTACAATAGCTATGACCTTGATTGGCATTTAGAGTTATTGTTGGATATGGGTATTGGTAAAATTGAGCGTGGTAAGCGTACTATTCACTTGCTTACAGGTGAATTTGGAGCTATCGAAATCTCTAAACAAATCCAAGCTAAGTCTGGAAACACAGTTACTATCGTATCTGACAAGTTCTTGACTTCTAACACTAACGCAGGAAACCTTGGTGGTAAGAACACTAAAGGATTGATGGAGCCTCAGTACAATGTGTACGAATGGTACAACGGAGTAGTTATCAAAGTTGAAATCTTAGATTTCTTTGATGATGATGTATACTTTCCACAACGTCACCCTGATGGATTAGGAATTGTAGAATCTCATAGAATCTTAGCTCTTGACTACGGTGAAGATGCAGGTATCTACCGAGTGAAGCCAAAAGGAGTTCCAGATTACAACTGGGCATACATTCCTGGTATGAGAGATCCTTTCTCTGCAGCAGGTAAAGGTAAGCCTAAAATGGTTGCATCTCCAATTGATGGTTATGAAGTACATTTCCAAAAATGGGGAGGAATGATGATTGAAGACCCAACAAAAGTAGTTGACCTACGATTGTTAGTTGAGAAATAAATAATAATGCTCCTCCACTTATAAAAAGTGGGGGAGCTTATTTAAAAAAGAGAGAGAGAGAAAGAAAATTTAAATAAATAAATATGGCAGCAGAAGCAAAAGAGCCTAAAGTGGCTCAAGTAAAAAAAGAGTATGGTACGTTTCTTAAGAACGTAATAGTTGACATTAAACCTGTAGAGTCTTCAGGAAAATGGAAAAGCTTATTAGCACAAGGACAAGACATGAATAAGTCTCCCTTTATGTTTAATAAAGTAAAAAGAAGTTTCCAAGTTCCTTTAAATAGTTCTCGAAAAGGTGGAGGTGTTAAGATTATCTTAGATGATAATATTAAAGTTCTAATTAAGAAGTACGAAACTCAATTCCCAGAGGGAATGACTGAAAGACAGTTCTTTGAAAAAGAGTTAGGTGTAGACCTAAATCCTAGTGCCCCAAAAGATACAAACTTTTGGAGAACAGATAAAAGAGGAAGAGTTACTTTAACAAAAGAAGGAGTTACTCTAAATCTTGAAAATGTTATGGATATGTTGAGATATAAAATTCTTACATCAAATGAGAATTTAGTAGCTCCTAGTTATGATGTTCGTAAGAATAAACAGACGTATGAGTTTATGATAGTGCATCAAGGATTGCTTGTTTCTCGTAGAGTGGAGGAAGCAGGACTTAAAGCTAAAGCATATAGCAAGTACGCTGAGATTACAAACAGCCTTACAAACATGATTAGATTTATCAAAGCATTAGGAAGAACTGTACCAGCTAACTACACGGATGATTGGCTTAAAGGAGAAATTTTAACAGTGTTAGAAGCAGATTCTAATAAGTTTCTTTCAGTAGTAGAAGATCCTAATTATGACCTTAAGATTTTTGTACAAGATGCTACAGAAGTTGGGGCTATAAAAAGGATGAGTGAAAAACGTTATCTATTAGATAACGGAGTGGAGCTAGGGGATTTATATTCTACCCTTCAATGGTTGAATGATCCTGAGCACCAAGAAACAAAAATGAGAATTATGTCTCAAATTGAGATGGCTAAAAAGAAATAAGTAGATGACTGCAAACGAAATGGCTACAGAATTAGAACTAGAACTAGACAGATCGTCTAGTTTTGGTTCACCTGGTTATGAAGACTTTGAATTATCAAGTGTTTTAACCAAAGCCCAAGAATTGTATGTTAAAAAGTTCATTGACAAAAAGAACAATCGCAAAGGCGAGAGTTTTGAAGAAACAGAGATTAGAGGCCAAGGCTTAAGTGCTCTTATTAAGAGAGCAACTGCCTTGGCAGTTTCTGCTGACCAGGTAGGAGTATTTCCTAATGGAGTATATTACGACTTACCAACAGATTTTATGTATACCATACAAGAAGATGTGGCTATAAATAAAAACGAATGTGGAACAGAAACCCCTATTATAGCGTCTGTTTCTATAATTCAACATGATGAGGTTTCCCTATTAAAAGGGAATAAATACAAAAAGCCTTATTATAAGAATTATGGAAGTGCTAAAATTTGGAGATTATTCTACTCTAGAGAAGAAGATGGGTATAACCCAGCAACTCCTTCTACTAATAAAAGACATCAGCTAATTACTGATGGTACTTTTAATGTAACGGATTACTCAATAAGTTATTTGATTAATCCTAAAGAAATTATCGTTGATAAGACTACAGTTGCTAACCAAAGAAATTGTATCTTAGACGAGTCTACTCATTTAACTATTGTGGCTATAGCTGCTGACATAATGATGGATAGAGTAAAAGAACAAAAAATGCAAAACATTGAATCTATTAAAGATTTAGAATAAACATAATTATTAACTAAAAACAAAAACAAATGTTTAGAAAAGCAGAAAACGTATTCTCAGCAGTATTGAGTGACGTGACTATCGCAACATCTACCTTGCCAACGGTAGGTTCAGTTGTAACTAATGATAACATTCCTGCAGGTGCAGTTGTTATGGTAGACGCAGGAATGCGTAGAACTACTTTAGCTGCTTTAGCTGATGGGGATATTTATCACATTGTACAAGGTAAAGGGGCAGGTGTACCTTTAATGAAAACTCCTGCAATTAAAAAAGGAACTGAAACAATCACTTATAGAGCGTTTGTTGAAAAGATTCAACAAATTACTGCTATTGGTTACAATGGTACTACAGGTACTTTGCCTTCAGCTAATGAAACTTCTTACTACGTTAAGATTCGCAAGAATGATAACGATGCAGGTAACAGAAGTCAACCGTTTAGCTTGTTTGCTCAGTACAAAAGCTCAACAGCTGCAACTCAACAAGAGATTGCTTTTGGTCTTGTAGCTAATGGTATTCGTAACATGGCGTTAGAGCCTGCTAATGGTTATCTTCGTTTTGAGGTACTTATCAACAACGCAGGTGCTGCTATTACAGGTCCTACTACTTATGATGTAGTTTATGGTTCTAAAACAGTTACTATTGATGCTGCTATTACAGCAGGTTTAGTAGTAGGTGATGTTATTATCTTAGACGGTGTTGCTTATGAAGTAGAAGCAATTTCTGCAACTGCTGTAACTTTAGGATCAGCTTATCAAGGAGCAACTGCTACAATTTTAGCAGCATCTGTAACAGGTGTAGCAGCAGCTACTGCAGCAACAGCTGACTTTGGTGTACGTCTTCGTGGTGTAGAAGCTCCATTTGATGTAGCTCGTTTCCGTAACTTCTATGTAAATAGATTTACTGCAACTTTCTCTGAAGAAGGAATTCTTGTAACACACTTACAAGGTGCGTCTGAAGGAGTTGGTGCATGGCAACGTGTAGCATTAGATGAGTACATGAACTACGGATTTGAAGGGCAAAACGATATGATCGGTGTTCCACCATCAGTTCGTGACCAAGTAGTTAAAATCCCAGGAGTAGCAGGTAACACAGCTCTTACTTCTAAATATTCTGTAATCAACCTTAAGTGGGTAGAAGATGTTCGTGGAGCATTAGTTGCTTCAGGATTTGCAGAAGGAAATGTATTGATATATTTAAATCTAGAAAACAGCGGAGGTTCTGGTATCTTAGATACAGGTACAGCTAACACAGGAGAAACGTTAGCAGTTGCTTTAGGTATTACGGCTTCTGCTTTGAACCAATAATCTTTCTCTCCAAACCCTCAGTAGCCTGCCTAAATTTTTGCTGTCAGGCAGGCTACTTTTTTAAATTCTTTTTTGTACTTTTGATGTACATATAATATCTAAGATTATGCCATTAGTTCCTAAAATAAAAGTCTGTATCACAAATAAATGTGATAAAATCAATTTATATGAAGAGACTAGCCCTTATGTAGCGACTAATAATCCTGGAGGTTGGGGAACTCCTAACGAAGATACCACAGATATTATAAATAGTGTCGTAGAAATATATGATTATACAGGAAATACATTACTAGATAGTGTTGTATTTTTTGATGGAGTAACAGATATTTATTCTACAGTTGCAGGAGCTCCAACACCAGGAACTTTTTTAGCCGTAGCTAATCATACTTGGACACAACAAGATGGTATATTTAAAATAGTATACAAGATAACTCTTACAGGAGATATTCTAGTTACTAATGAAACTCAACGAGTGTTGTTTATATGCAACCTTGAAAATTGTCTCCACAACTTAAAAGCTAAAATAGTTTCAGAATGTGATGAGATAACTTTAAAAAAGTTAAAGGATAAAATAAATCAAATAGAATTAATTATTTACGGAATTAAATCAGCATTTTCATGTGGAGATTTTACAACTGCTCTTTCATTGTTAACGGCAGGAAAGACAATTTGTGATAATCTTTGTGATTGTGGATGTGGTGATTGCTAATAAATTTAGAATATGAGCTGTTGTGAATCATGTGGAAGTATAACTCTTTTTAAAGGAGAAGATGGTACTACTATTTATAATGGAGTAGGAGCTCCAACAATTGTAGCTAACGAAGGGGACTTTTATATAGATACTAATACTTGGGAGATTTATGGGCCATACACAGGAGGTTCTTGGGGTTCAGGAACTTCACTTGTAGGGCCTGCTGGAGCACCAGGAGCACCAGGAGCTGCTGGCGTAGGTATTACATCTATTGCTTGGACATCTAACTCAGGTGGGCAACCACAAGGAACTCAAGGAACAACAGATACTTATACAATTACTTTATCAGATGCCTCTACATATAACTTTATAGTAACTAACGGAGCTGACGGAGTTCCTAGAACTTCTGTAGGAATCACTACCTCTGATGCTGTTAATACTATTGCAGCCACTATTACTACTATTCCAACAGATACCACTAATTTAATAGAAGTATTTATAACAGCTAGAGAAAGCACTACAGGTGCTGAATGGGGTAGTTGGAAGAGATTAGTAACTGTAACTAAGTTTGGGGGTACTACAGTTGTTCAAGGGTCAAATATTGTAGGAGACCAATTTTCAGCAGGATTAGCTCCAGGAAGTGTTTCCTTTGGTGTAGTCAGTAATAATGTAGTAATTAGAGTACAAGGAATAGCACTTACAAATATTAGTTGGAATATTAGATACGATATTGCAGGACAAGTATAAAAATGAACACTAACGAACTTACATATAATCAAATAATAGCTGGAGATATAATTCCTAATGATTGGTGCTCTATAAGTAATACAGATTACTCTAATAAAGAAATTTGTTTTAAGCTTACAGTATGGTCACTTCAATGTAAATTTAGTAAAAAAGTATTAGAGTATATTAATAAATTAAATTATGGTATAACAGCTGACTGTTTATTACAAGATTTATTAATTTTTAAATATGGATTAGAAGTTTTAAATAGGTATAATCCTAAATACTTTGGAACTGCTCAAGGGGCAGAATTAAATACTATAAACTATGATACAATAGTAAAAATATTAAGTAATCTTTCAAAAAATTAAATAAAATAAAATGGCATTATTAGAAACTACTATATTATATAAAGGAACTCCTTTAAAAATAACAGGAGATAACGAGGCACTAGTTAGTTTATCAAGTGAAGATAAAAATGTTTTTACAAATATAGAAGCTAGTTTAACTACTATAGAAGCAAATACTGGACCACTAACAAGAACACCAGGTATTATTAGACCTACTGGAGTAGGAAATGTAAACACAGTAGCAGCTCAATTTTATTCTGTGTCTGTAGCTAATGTAGGTTTGGCAGATGGAACAGTATTAGGAGTAGCTATTAAACCAGGAGAAATATTAAATTTTTCGGCAGATTCCTTAAATAATTATTTTACTTCTTTTGCTTACGATGCAACAGGCACTGACTTTGTAGTTACGTTTATTTATTAAAAATGGCTACAGTTATTAGTATAGATAAAGTTCCAAAAACTAATAATTTTGGTTTATTTGCTCAAACAGCAGATAGTGTTCCTATTACTAATACTACAGTAGAGACATCTCTTATTAATGGTGGGGTAGGTAGTTTAGCTGTTCCTGCCAATGGATTTCAAGTAGGAGATAGTTTTAGAATTGTGGTAGCAGGAGTGTTAAATGTTGCTAATAACCAAACTATAAGAGTACGAGTAAAGGCAGGAGCTATTGTCTTACTTGATAGCGGAGCGCAACCTATAAGTAACATTACTAATGATGTATTTTCCTTAAATGTAGATTTTACTATTAGAACTTTAGGCACTGCAGGAACAGCCTCTATAGTATCATTAGGTACTTTTCACTATGTAAAAACTTCTAATGGAGCTACGGAAGGGTTTGCTTTTAATACTGTTAACAATACTACATTTGATACTACTATATCTAACACTCTTGATATAACT